CGCGGAGATCACGGACAAACTGCCGGAGAAGGCCAGGACATCCGGGGCGAAATCACGCGGAGGGACGAAAAAGAAAATTACAAAGCGGGCGAAGGCGCGGAGCGGGAGCGAAAAGCTGACGCCGGCAGCGCTTTACCGGAAGATGATCGCCTTCGGGAAGATCTACCAGGTCGACAAAGAGCAGGATTTCATCGAGGCGGCGCGGATCTACGCGGAAGAAGCCGGGCTGATTGACCAGATGCGGGACCGGATCGCGGAGGACGGCCTGACGGTGGAGAAAAGCTACAAGACCGGATCCGTGGACGTGGCGCACCCGCTCCTGAGTGAACTTCCGCGCCATGTGGAGAGCGCGAACAAGTGCCTGGCGACGATCGGGAACATGATCGGTGAGCGGGGAGCGAGAGTGGAGAAGGCAGCGCGGGACCTGGACGCCTTCCGGCTGCATTAAGGTGATCGCATGGGGTAAAGACGGAAAACGCGATTACCGAATACTGGAACGAAATCCGAACTGGTGGCGTGGTTGTCGGGAAATGGATCCGGATGCTGTATGACCTACTGATGCAGGGATTCAGTGAAAACCGCTGGTTTTATGATGACCGCCTGGCACGGAACGCGGTCGGATTCATAGAGCGCTTCTGCCATCACTACAAGGGACAACTGGCCCCGCGGAGGATCCGGCTGGACCTGTGGGAGCGGGCAGGAATCAGCGACATTTTCGGGATCGTGGACGCGACCGGAAAGCGCCAATTTTCACAGGTATTTTGGCCGGTCGGAAGAAAGCAAGGGAAAACGCTGATTGCCGGAGGCATCGGGACGTATATGGGATACGCTGCCGGCGAATTCGGAAGCGAGGTCTACTACCTGGCACCAAAGCTGGAGCAGGCGGATCTGGCCTATTCAGCCCTGGAGTTTAACGTACACGCGGAACCGGAACTGGACGCAATCACAAAAAGCACGAAATACCGCGGGCTGGTGATCAGTGAGACAAACACGATCATCCGGAAGCTGGCATTCACCAGCAAGAAAAGCGACGGTTATAACCCGATGTTCTACTGCGCGGACGAGGTGGCGGCGTGGCCGGGCGTGGCGGGCCTGCGGCAATGGGAGGTTATGGCATCCGGTACAGGCGCGAGACAGGAACCGCTGGGGCTGGCGATCAGCTCAGGTGGGTACGAAAACGACGGCCTGTACGACGAGCTAATGAAGCGTGGGACCAGCTTTCTGATGGGAAGCAGCAGGGAGCGGCATCTCCTGCCGCTGATCTACATGATCGACGATCCGGAGAAGTGGGACGACCTGACGGAACTGAAAAAAAGCCTGCCGGGGCTGGGGATCAGCGTCAGCGAGGAATTCATCCGGAAGGAAATCGACACGGCGCACGAATCGATCAGCAAAGAAATCGAATTCAAGACGAAATACTGCAACCTGAAGCAGTCACTTTCCACCGCCTGGTTGCGGGCGGAGGACATCAACAAGGCTTTCGGACACCGGATGAGCCTGGAAGCGATCCGCGGATTTTATAGTGTTGGTGGCGCGGATATCTCTCAGACAACGGATTTAACAAGCGCCTGCATTATTACAGAGATCGACGGGGTGCTGTGGGTTCATTCTCATTTCTGGCTGCCGAACAAGCGGCTGGCGGAAGCAACGCGGAGGGACAATATCCCGTATGAAATCTACATCCGGAAAGGGTTCCTGAGTCTTTCCGGCGAGGAGTTCGTGAACACGGACGACGTGCTGCTGTGGTTCATGGACCTGGTAAAAACGTATAAGATCTTTCCCCTGCAGATCGGGATTGACAGATGGTCCGCGCTGGACCTGATTCAGAAGCTGAACGGGAAGAGCTTCCACACAGACACAGTAACGCAGGGTTTTAACCTGTCGAACGTCAGCGACACATTTGAGGGAATGCTGCGGGAGGGCAGGATCCGGGACATGGATGATAACGACCTGCTGAAAATTCATATGGCGGACGCCGCCCAGCAGATGGAAAGCAACACGGAGCAGGCACACCCGCGGAAGAAACTGGTGAAGATCAGCAAAAACGCGCACGTTGACGGAGTGGCGGCGCTGCTGGACGCGATGGCCATGAGGCAATTTAAGTGGGATCAGCTGGGGAAGCGCCTGATGAACGAGAACAAGAGGGTGAGAACAGATGGGAATGCTTGAGAAAATCTTCGGCAGGCGCGAGCAGCCGGCCGCGCTGAAGAACGCGCAGACGTTCAGACTGCTGGAGGGATACACGCCGGCGTTCACCACATGGCGCGGGAGCATATACGAAAGCGAGCTGATCCGGGCGGCGCTGGATACCTGGGGAAGACACGCGGCGAAGCTGAAGCCGAACGTGAAGGGCGCGGCGGTCCCGGAGATGCAGAACCGGCTGAAGGTGAGGCCGAACGCCTTCCAGGAATGGTCAAAGTTCCTTTACCAGACCGCGGTGATCCTGGGCGTAAGGAATAACAGTTTCCTGGTGAAAACGCGGGACGATTACGGAAACGCCACGGGGATCATAAACGTCATTCCGCAGAGCTGGGAGCTGGTGGAGTACCAGGGCGAGCCGTGGATCCGGTTCACGCTGAGGGAAGGCAGGCGGAGGGCTGAGAAACTGAGCGAGACGGGGATCCTGACAAGGTTCCAGTATAAGAGCGAGCTGTTCGGCGAGAGCAACGAGGCGCTGAAGCCGGTGCTGGACCTGATCAGCCTGCAGCGGCAGGGCATCGAGGAAGGCATCAAAAACGGGGCATCGTACAGGTTCTTTGCTCAGAGCGACAACTGGGCCAGCGACGAGGACCTGTCAGAAGAAATGACCCGGTACAACAAAGTCACATTCGGCAACAAGAAGGCCGGAGGCGGCGTCCTGCTGTTCCCGAACACGTACACGAACATCACCCACATTAAACAGGATTCGTACAAAGTCGATGCGGAGCAGGAAAAGCTGATCAAAGAAAACGTCTTTGACTACTTCACGGTGAACGACGACCTGATCCAGGGGAAGGCATTCGGCGACGCATGGCTGGCGTTTTATGAGTCTTTCGTGGAATGGTACGCCATTCAACTGGGAGAGGTCATTAGCGGCATGATCTACTCGGACCGCGAGCGGGCAGCGTATAACAACCAGGTGTTTTTCACCAGCAACCGGCTGCAGTACATGAGCAACGCGGACAAGCTGAACGCGGTGACCCAGCTGGGTGACAGGGGCCTGGCCACGCGGAACGAGCTGCGGGAGATCCTCAACCTGGAGCCGCTGCCGGAAGACATCGGGAACCAGATCCCGGCGCGGGGTGAATATTACGACGTGACGAATCCGCCGGAGGGGAAAAGCGGGGGCGAAGAATGAGACGGGTAGCCGTTTACTTCGCCACGCGGAACTATTACGCCATGATGGCGGCCAGCGCAAAGAGCCTTTTGAGACACACCCGAATGGACCGGGTGTGGTTTTTGATTGAGGACGACGCATTCCCGGAGGAACTGCCGGACGTGATCCGGACGAAGAACATAAGCAATCAAACCTGGTTCGAAAAGGACGGGCCGAACTACAGCGCCGGATGGACGTACACTTGCCTGCTGCCGCTGGCGTTTCCGGAGATCTTCCCGGAGGAGGACCGGGTGCTGCGGCTGGATGACGACGTGGTGATCGAGAAGGACATCGGGCCTCTGCTGGACATGGACATGCGGGGGAACGTTCTGGCCATGGTGGAGGAGCCGGTGCGGAGCAAATTTCCGTTCCGGTATTTTAATGCCGGCGTGGCGCTGATGGATCTGAAGCAGCTGCGGGAGACGGGGCGGTACAGAAAGATGATCGACCTGGCTAACCGGGAGCAGCTGACAGCCATGGACCAGGACGCGCTGAACGTGTTCTGTCAGGGGGAAATCCTCAAGCTGGATCCGCGTTGGAACGACGCGGGACACATCACGGAACACACGGATGATCCGTACATCACGCACTATGCGGGAGCCAGGAAACCATACGGGGAAAGCCGGTTTAAAAAACTTGGACAATCAGAATGGAGAGTGATTTGAAATGCCGATGAAACTGGACAAACGGGAATACCGCCGGATCGAGGTATCCGAAATGGAAACCCGGAAGGCGGAGGACGGCGGGATGATCGTGGAGGGCTACGCCACCACATTCAACCAGCCGTATCAGCTGTGGCGGGATAAAGAGTTTACGGTGAACGAGCAGGTGGACCGCCACGCCTTTGACGAGACGGACATGAGCGACGTAATCATGCAATACGACCATGAGGGCCGGGTGTTTGCGCGGATCGCGAACGGGACCCTGGAGCTGGAAGCGGACGACCACGGGCTGAAGATCCGGGCGAACCTGGGCGGCACGGAGATCGGGCGCCAGCTGTTTGAAGAGATCCAGGGCGGGTACACAAACAAAATGTCCTTCGGCTTTACGGTCACGGGCCAGAAGCGCGAAGAGACGAAAAACGGGGACCACATCACGGTCCTGCGGACGATCACAAAGATCGGGAAACTGTACGACGTTTCTGCTGTATCGCTCCCGGCGAACGATGCAACTGAAATAAGCGCGAGAACCATCGGCGACGGATTGATCGCGGAGGCCATTGAGGAGATCAGGGCCGCGGAGGAGCGCATGGCTGAAGAGCAGCGGAGGAGCGCCGCGCTGGAGAGGCTGAACAATCTAATCAAGGAGGTCAAACACGATGAAGTTTGACGAAATGAGCGTGGAACAGCTGGAGGAGAGGCAGGCGGAAATCGCGGGCCTGGAGACCGAAGGCGTCAGCGCGGAGGAAATCGAGCAGCGGGCGAACGACCTGGAAGCCATCAAGGCTGAAATGGAAGCCCGCAAACTGAAGGCCGCCGAAGAGGCGGAAGCACGGAAAGCCGTTGAGAACGGCGCCGGAGAAACAAAAGAAGAATTTCGGGAGGAAAGAAAAATGACTGATCTGGAAATCAGGGGCAGCGCCCAGTACGCCGAAGCGTACAAAAACTTCATCATCACCGGCGACGACAAGGAGTGCCGGAGCCTGCTGACCACCATCGTATCCGGCGAGCTGCCGGTACCGACCCTGGTGGACACCATCATCAAGCACGCCTGGGAGAGCAACACCTTCCTGACCAAGGTGACCAAGACCGCGTTCCGCGGAATCCTCAAAGTCCCCTTTGAGAAGTCCGCTGATCCGGCCTACGCCCACACCGAAGGAACGACCGGCCTGACCGAGGAAGACCTGCAGCTGGGTATCGTCACCCTGACCCCCGGCAACATCAAGAAGTGGATCAAGATCTCCGACGAAGCGAAGGCCATGGGCGGCGAAGATTTCGTAACCTACATCTACAACGAACTGGCCCAGCGCGTGATGGAGAAGCTGGTGAGCGAGATCGTGGGCAAGGTCAACAGCGCCCCGACCACTCACAGCGACGTCGCCATCGGTGTTCCGGTGATGAACGAAGCGCCAAGCACCACACTGATCCAGGACGCTGCCGACAAGACCAGCGAGGAAGCGACCGACATCTGCGTCGTGCTGAATCCGCTGTC